TCATTGGACAGAATCCGCAGGCAAGCCTTATTGTGGGTGCGTTACAAGCGCATATAGCCGAACACTTAGGCTATCAATACAGGCGTCAGGTTCAAGATGCCATTGGTACACCGCTGCCAGGACCCGAGGAGAAAATCCCAGAGGCCATGGAAGTGCAGATTTCCAAGATGGTGGCAGAAGGTTCTCAGATTGTTTTAGCGCAGAGTCAACAGGCTCAAGCGCAGCAGCAGGCGCTGCAGAACGCACAAGACCCCATCATGATGGCAGAGATGCAGAAACTGCAGATCCAACAGGCCGAAGTCCAGCGTAAAGCGCAAAAAGATCAAGCAGATACGCAGATTAAGATGCTGCAGTTGCAGCTTGACCAGCTAAAATCCCAACAACAGGCAGAGCTTGACGGAGCGCGTTTGGGGGTTGAAATCGAAGCATCTCAAAGTGAGCTGGACCTGAAGCGTCAGATTGCGGAAGCAAAACAGGAGTTGGAAGGAACGCGCTTAGGCGTGGACATTGGCAAAACCTTTGCGGAATCGCAGGAGGCACCTAGAGAATGATTAACAAATTCGTAGAAGTTCTACGCCAGAAAATACGTGAAGATTTAAATAACTACGCCGACGATATTGCAGGCGGCGCTTGTCAAAATTTTGAACAGTACCAAAAACTCTGCGGGGTCATTCAAGGTCTAGCCATTGCAGAGTCCTATCTTTTAGACCTTGCTAAAAAAGTAGAGGAAACAGATGACTGACGAAAATCAGCAGGCAACTCAGTTGCCAAACCCAACTGGCTGGAAATTATTGTGCGCTATTCCTGAAGTTGAGGATAAGTTTTCTGGCACCGATCTACTCAAGCCTGATTCAATGGCAAAGATCGAAGAGCACAGCACTACTGTTTTGTTTGTTGTCAAAGTAGGCCCAGATGCCTACAAAGACGAAAGTAAGTTTCCGCAGGGCCCCTGGTGTAAAGAGGGTGACTTTGTGTTAGTTCGTGCTTACTCAGGAACTCGTTTTAAAATTCACGGCAGAGAGTTCCGCCTGCTTAATGACGATCAGGTTGAAGCCGTTGTTGAAGACCCACGTGGGTATACCCGCGCTTAATAGGAGACGACCATGCCAGAGAACTACAAATTCCCCGACGAGAAAGAACCAGAAGACAACGATTTTGAAGTTGAAACTGAAGAAGGCGATATTGAGCTAGAAATCGTAGACGATACGCCTGTAGAAGACCGTGGGCGTAAGCCTCTTGACCGTGAAGTTGCTGACCCAACGGATGAAGAGGTCGCTGAATACAGCGAAAAAGTACAAAAGCGAATGAAGGAGCTTACGCATGCGCGTCATGACGAGCGTCGGGCAAAAGAAGCGGCTACGCGTGAGCGGGAAGAAGCAATCCGTATTGCGCAAAAACTAATTGAAGAAAACAAAGCACTGCGCCAAAACGTCAACACAAGCCAGAACACGGCGGTTGAAAGTATGAAGGCCCAGGCCGAGTCAAATTTGGTTATGGTTCGTAAAAAGCTCAAGGAAGCTCAAGAGAATTACGACACAGACGCGATTATTGCTGCCCAAGAAGAACTGGCTGAAGTGAAGTTTAGTATGGAGCGTTTGAAAAATTATCGCCCAGCCCCTTTACAGGAACAAAAAGAAGAGGTATATAATCAAACCACTACGCCGCAGGCACCTCCGCCCGACCCAAAAGCGATGAGCTGGCAACAGCAAAATCAATGGTTCGGTCAGGATGATGAGATGACCAGTCTAGCCTTAGCGGTGCACAAGAAATTGGTCGAAACAGGGGTCGATCCCCGCAGTGATGAATATTACGAGCGAGTAGACGCTCGCATGCGTGAAGTGTTTCCGAGTCATTTCGGAGAGACACGGAAGGAACAACCGAGTAAACGTTCGGCTAACGTAGTAGCCGCTGTAACACGATCTGCCAATGGCAAAACAAAAGTTAAATTAACTAAAACCCAGGAAGCCCTGGCGAGAAAATTTAACTTGACCAATGAGCAGTACGCTAAAGAAGTCCTTAAACTTACATCGGAGTCCTAAAATGTCTGAACGAATGAGCCGTGACGGTGCGCAAGAGCGCACGCCTAGAAACCTTCAAACACGTGAGAGTTCTGCTCGTAGCATGGAATACACTCCACCGAGCACTCTTCCTGACCCCACCCCTCAACCGGGTTGGAAATTTCGATGGATTGCTACTGCCCTTTTAGGTGCAGCACTTCCGCAGAATGTTTCCAAAAAAACCCGTGAAGGTTGGGAACCGGTCAAAGCCCTTGACCATCCCGAGCTTATGCTCGCAGGTGATAAAAACGGGAACGTTGAGTTAGGCGGTCTATTACTGTGCAAGATGCCAGAAGAATTGGTGGATTCGCGCAATAACTTTTACCGTAAACAAAACGCTGCCCAAATGGAGTCTGTGGATAACAACTTCATGCGTCAAAGTGATCCCCGTATGCCGCTGTTCAGTGAGAAGAAAACTTCCACAACCAGAGGCGCTGGGTTTGGTTCTGGTTCAAAATAAATTTTTAGGAGTTTAAAATGGCTTATCCTACTGTTAGCAAGCCTTATGGCTTGCAACCGGTCAATTTGATCGGCGGTCAGGTCTTTGCCGGTGCAACTCGTTATCGTCGTATTGCCAGCGCTTATGCAACGGCAATCTTCTATGGCGATCTGGTAAAGCTGACAACGGACGGCACTATTGTTCTGGCTAACGAAACCACCACAGGTCCTTCTACGGGCTTTGCTGGCGTTTTCCTCGGCTGCACATACACCGACCCCACAAGTAATCAAGTTCGTTTCCAACAGTACTATCCTGGTGGCATCACGCCTCCTACCGGTACGTTCATTAACGCCATCATTGCTGATGACCCCGATACCCTCTTCAAGATGGCTGTGGTTTCAGGCACGACGGTTGTTACTGGTATTCAGTACACAGGCATTGGTCAGAACTCAACTTTGGTTCAAAACACGGGTTCTACAATTACTGGAAACTCGGCAGTGGCCTTGTTGGATGCTACAGGTACGGCTAAGACGTTGCCTATTCGTATCGTTGACGTTGTTCAAGACACTTCATATATTTCTAGTGGTAACGTTTTGTTCCCAGAAGTGATTGTCAAAATCAATGCTCCTTCGATGGATGGTGATGGCGTATCGTCTGGCGGTCATATGTACAACAACCCGCTTGGCCTATAAGGAGCTAACAAATGGCTATTTCACGCGCACAACTACTTAAAGAACTCCTCCCAGGACTGAACGCTTTGTTTGGTCTTGAGTATGCACGCTACGGCGAAGAGCATAAGGAGATTTACGAAACTGAAACTTCTGAGCGTTCATTTGAAGAAGAAACCAAGCTGTCTGGTTTCTCTGCTGCCCCCGTTAAAAACGAAGGTGCCGCAATTTCTTATGACAACGCACAAGAGGCTTTCACCGCTCGGTACACACACGAAACCATTGCTCTTGGTTTTTCCGTGACTGAAGAGGCCGTTGAGGACAACCTCTATGACTCTCTTTCTGCTCGGTATACCAAGGCCCTGGCTCGTGCCATGTCGTACACCAAACAAGTTAAAGCCGCAGCCGTTCTAAACAACGGTTTCGACACTAACTTCCCTGGTGGCGACGGTGTGCCTTTGTTCTCTGCTTCGCACCCTTTGGTGTCTGGCGGTGTTAACAGCAACGTTCCTACCACCCCTGCTGACCTGAATGAGACTTCTCTTGAGAACGCCGTTATTCAGATCGCTGCTTGGACGGATGAGCGTGGCCTGTTAATTGCAGCTCGCCCCCGCAAGCTTGTTATTCCTCCTGCATTGCAATTTATTGCAACCCGCCTTCTTGAGACTGATCTTCGAGTTGGTACGGCTGACAACGACATCAATGCGTTGAAGAATAACGGCTCGATTCCCGAGGGTTACACCATTAACCATTACTTAACCGACACCGATGCTTGGTTCCTTACCACGGACGTTCCTAACGGCATGAAGCACTTTATTCGTACTCCGCTTCAGAACTCGATGGATGGTGATTTCGACACCGGCAACGTTCGTTACAAAGCCCGTGAGCGTTATAGTTTTGGTTTTTCTGACCCTCTGGGCATGTTTGGCTCATCTGGCGCGGCGTAATGAGAGGGGGCCTTGTGCCCCCTTTCTGTTTTATTGTATTATTTAGTTACTAGGAATTTTTACTCATACCGACTGACCTAGCAGACTTAGTAGAGACGGTATGAGGATGTGCTACTACACGAAAGGAACGTCATGGCACGTACTACTTTTTCTGGCCCAGTTAGATCTGGGTATCAGGGCGGCAACGCTGACCCACAAAATCCAATAACCCCCACCACGATTAATGCTGGTGAGGTTATTGAAGTTGACCAAGGCACCGGCGCTTACGGTTTCTATTCCAGAGTTGAACCGACTGTTGGTTTTGGCTCTAGTACCTTTCAAACTCCCGGTGAAGCTTATGGCATGTTTGGACGAGTTCAAACTGGCGCTCCGTTTGCAACAGTCCCCTCGACCGATTTCAACCATATGGCGGGTCTTGTTGGTAACTTTGCGGTAATCGGTACCTACGCTAACAACGGCCTAATGGCTGGCGTGATGGGTATCATAAATACCAATACTCTGTCTGGCAATGCCGCTGTTATGGCGTTCATGGCTGGTGACTCCGGTGTGACGACCTGCCGTGCAGCCTTCGGTGTTGCAATGGCTCAGACCACACCAGGCTCTGGCTTTGAGTTTGGTATTGACCTGAAGATGCAAGACCCAATCGCTGATGGCGGCGGTCCTTCTGGCGTAATCGCTTACACCAAAGCCAACATCCGTATGGAAGATGACGTTGTGGTCATGGTGGATGCTGGCGCTCCGGTTAACGGCACGACAGGTGACAACTTTGCTGGTACGGGTTCGTTGTATGTTGATTCGACTGCTGGTGTGCTTTACATCAATACCGGCGCAATCAGCAACCCGACTTGGGTGGTTGTTGGAACCCAGTCTTAATGTTGACCCATAAAGACCCAGAGGTCCAAGTTATGCTTGGGCTTCTGGAACACCAAAGGGATTATTTAATGGGCCTTGTAGCAGCACAAGCTAAACAGCTAGCCGAGTTGAACGCAAAACTTGAAGCTGCTATGAAAGAACCGGAGAACCAAGATGGCAAGTCAACAGTATGATATTTGGTCGGTAACACCAGAGGCCGATGTCGATTTTTACCGGGCGGCTGCTACTATTGCTGCTGCGGGTCCTTTAACACTACTTAAAACAATCCCAGGCCGCAATGGCTACGGATTTAAAGTTTCAGTGACTTCAGATGGTAACGACGCGACCACGGTGTTTACGATCACAGGAACAATCGTCGGGCAGACAACCAATGGCGGTATTGGCACAGACACCATCACAGGTGTAAACACAAACACTGTTTCTTCAACCAAGTACTTCTCTTCTGTCACAAGCGTCGTAGCAAGCGCAACATCATCCAACGACGTAAGCGTTGGGTACACCGCTGATTTAGCCCTCCCGCGCACGCGAATTAAGGGTTTGTACTACGTAGGTAGCGGAAGCGCAGGCAGCATTGTTATTACTTCAGCCAACGTGACAGCGCCTTTGTACAAGATTATTACCCCAACTTCTGCGGCTAGCTTTGCTGACAGCCTGTTTATGCCTGCTGAAGGTATTTTAGTAGGTGGTGATGCACGGGACGACTTTGCAACGGTAACGGTTACAAACGTAACTTCGTTCACTCTTTTGTGTGGCTAGCATGGCTAAGGGCATGGGCATCAAAACGTCGGTAAAAAGCGGTAACTTCCGACGAACAAAACAGGGTGCTGGCATGACGGAGAAAGGCGTAAAAGCCTACCGTAAGGCCAACCCTGGCTCTAAGTTACAGACTGCCGTTACAGAAGATAGCCCCACAGGTAAGCGTGCAGCGCGGCGTAAATCGTTTTGTGCTCGGATGAAAGGCATGAAGAAGCTGGCTAAGCCCGAAACACGTAAAGACCCCAACAGCCGAATTAATCAGTCATTAAAAAGATGGAAATGCTAAATGGAGATGATGCTTTGGAACGTCGTCCTCAGTGCGATAGTGGGGGTCATGGTGTTTATGCTTAAGGGCAAGTTTGATGAGCTTCAGCGGATTAGTATTCTGCTGAACAAAACTCGTGAAGAGGTCGCCCGTGACCACATTACTCGCGCTGAAGTACGGCAAGATTTAGACAAAATTCGTGAACACTTTGATAGCGGCTTTGAACGGCTTGAAAAGAAAATTGACGCCCTAGCGGCACGGAGATAAAAATGCCTCTCAAAATAACACCTAAGACATTTGGAGCAGCTTTTAGTGCTGCACGTAAGCGTGGCGATAAAACCTTTGAGTTCAAGGGTAAGAAGTTCACCACCCAAACCAAAGAAGAGAAAGACCGGGAAGTAACGCCTGAGGCCAAAAAAGTTATGGACCAGACGCGTAGAGATCGTGAAGGCAATTTCCGTGCTCAAGCTCGTAAAGCTGATGTTGCTATGGAAACCCCTGAAGAGCGTGGCGCCATGAACCTTGAGGGTTTTAAGCGCGACAAAAAAGACATGGAAGGTTCTGGCGAGTATTCGCCGTTTAAAAAAGGCGGTTCAGTAAAGTCCTCAGCTTCTAAAATGGGCAAAGTTAAAACAGCTAAGCCTTCTATGGGTGGTGCATCAAAGCGTGCTGACGGCATTGCTATGAAAGGTAAAACCAAAGGCCGATTTGTTTAATGTATTTAACGAGCAACATTCCGTACTTCAAATGTTGGGTAAGAAAAGAGTTTACTCATGCGCACAGCAAGTATCACGGCGAATACATACACGGCTTGGCAGTTGCTGTCACGACAATACCTGACCGATGCCTCAGCTTTCAGATCATCTTCACGGGTTGTGAGGCTGAAGGAGAGCATAATCCTCATGGCGGGGCTATGTGGGCACGTATGCCGATCACTGCGCTTGTGGGTGACATCCCCCTTGAAGAGTGGCCTGAGCGTATGCAGACCCATCTGGCGCAACCCTGGGACTGTAGCTCCTACAACCACGGGATTGTTAAGATCGCCAGGGCCCAGCCTTCGCCTTGGTTGTGCAAGATTAATAACGAGTTTCATACTGGAAGATATTTGTTTACGGTGGACTACGCCGAGAGTGATGTCGCCGAAGACCCCTCCCAGCATAAACAGAGCCATGTTTTGGTATTGACGGATGCAGGCAAATGGACAGGAAATGTAGTGGCGTTACCCAACAATCGAGTGCGAGTTACTAGTCCCGCCTACTGGCTGACCGGTGAGGGAGCGCCTGATTTCAGACCGAACCAATGGATTCAATGTGCGGAACAAGATGACTCGTACATGGACCCTGAGGTGACTTTTAATAACTTGTATAAGGAGTAGCAAAATGTCAATGCACAAAACAAAAGTTGGCGCTTCTAAAATGGGCACCGTTAAAACAGGCGGTGACCGGCGTGATGGTATTGCCAAAACAGGGCGAACGGCAGTTCCTGATACTAATAAAACCAAGATGTTGAAAGTTGGCGGTACCGCTAAAGCCAAAATGATGTACGGCGGCGGTATGGCTAAGATGATGGCTGGTGGTGGCGTTGGCAAAGCCAAGATGATGGCAGGTGGTGGTAAAGCCAAGATGATGGCTAGCGGTGGTATGCCCATGGTTATGAAAGACGGCAATAAAGTTCCTGCTTTCGCTGCTGATGGAAAAGGCAAAATGGCTGGTGGTGGTCGCGCCAAAATGATGGCTGGTGGCGGCATGTCAAAAATGATGAAGAGCGGCGGTAGGGCTTAATCATGATGCCGAGCCGAGGGATGGGCGATATAAACCCATCCAAAATGCCCACAGCCAAAACGATCACCCGCAAGGACGATCCGAATAAAGTAAAGGTTTTCAAAGCTGGGGGCAAGTCTCGGGTCAACGAGGCAGGCAATTACACCAAACCCAGCATGAGAAAAGCTATTTTTGAGCGGATCAAAGCGGGTGGTAAAGGTGGTGCCCCAGGGCAATGGAGCGCTCGCAAGGCACAAATGTTAGCTCAGCAGTACAAGAAATCAGGCGGGGGTTATAAAGATTGAAAGCCCCTCAGAAAAGTCTGAAGAATTGGACTGACCAAAAATGGAGGACTAAGAGTGGAAAACCTTCTACTCAGGGGCCAAAGGCCACTGGTGAGCGCTATTTACCAGAATCAGCCATTAAGTCATTATCTTCCGCCGAATATGCAGCTACTTCCAGGGCAAAACGGGCAGGTAAAGCTAAGGGTAAGCAGTTTGTTAAACAACCAAAGAGCATTGCTCGAAAAACAGCGGGGTTTAGATAGTGACTACTTCTGGCACCGCGTCGTTTAACTTAGACCTCAATGACATCATTGAAGAGGCGTATGAGCGCTGTGGCGTAGAAGTACGCACGGGCTACGAGCACCGAACTGCAAGGCGTTCTCTTAACCTTTTGTTTGCCGACTGGGCTAACCGGGGCATTAACCTTTGGACTATCGAGCAGGGTTCTATTTCTTTAGTGCAGGGGCAGGTTTCTTACGACCTTCCGGTGGACACGGTTGACCTTTTAGAACATGTTATTCGTACGGGCGCGGGTAATGCTGCAACGCAAGCAGACCTAACCATCACTCGTATTAGTGTTTCTACCTACGCCACGATTCCCAACAAAATTCAACAGGGCCGACCGATTCAAGTTTGGGTAAACAGGCAGTCTGGAGCTACGGAACCTACGGGGGTGAACGCGCCTCAAATCAATGTATGGCCTGCTCCAGACGGTTCGCAGGCGTATCAATTCGTTTACTGGCGCATGCGCCGTATCCAAGACTCTGGCGGTGGTGTAGCCACACAAGACATACCGTTTCGTTTTCTTACCTGCCTTGTATCGGGGCTAGCGTATTACTTAGCCTTGAAGATTCCTGAAGCGCTAAACCGCCTTGAGCCGTTAAAGCAGATGTACGACGAGGCTTGGGATTTAGCAGCAGGTGAAGATCGTGAGAAGGCGCCAGACCGTCTGGTGCCTCGTAGGATGTATATATCGTGAGCAATCGGTTTTCTTCTGGCAAAAATGCAATTGCCCAGTGCGACCGTTGTAATTTTAGATTTCCGTTAAAAGAACTCAAGCAGCTTGTTATTAAAACGAAAAACGTTAACATTCTGGTATGCCCAGAGTGTTGGGATCCAGACCAGCCACAGTTACAATTAGGTATGTATCCTGTAGAAGATCCACAGGCGGTGCGAAACCCACGACCGGATGCGAACAGTTACTTAACGTCTGGATTAGGGCCTGATGGTACAGAGTCTGGGGGTAGTAGAATTTTCCAATGGGGCTTTGCCCCTGTAGGGGGTGCTAGGGCTAACGCAGATGGGCTAACGCCAAACAACTTGGCGTTGGGTATAACACTCGGTACTGTTACGGTATCTACGACTTAGGAGTTTAAAATGAAAGACCTTGCGAAAAAACTTAAAGAACACGCCAATCAACCTGCAAGCAAAGCCCACAAAGGGTTGCGTGCGGGTGGCAAAACTAATCTTGACATGAAGAAATACGGTCGCGGTATGGCTAAAGTCATGAACCAGCGTTCTTCTGGAAGGGGGCGATAATGTCTTCGCACAATCAACCAAAACCAGTCCCGGTCCCCCATACCAGTGGGTATCCCAACAACGTGCCTAATACGCAAACCGTTAAGACTCGTGGTACGGGCGCAGCTACGAAGGGCACAAACTCTTCTAAGAAGCTTGGATAAATGAACTACGCTCAGCTCTTTGAAACCATCAAGGGATACGTCGAGAACGATTTCCCAAGCACCCAATTTACGGATTCGGCTGGGGGCACGGGCACGTATACTTCCAAAGAGCAGATTGATACGTTTATCCAACAGGCTGAGCAGCGGATTTTTAACTCGGTCCAGTTTCCTTCTCTGCGTAAGAACGTAACCGCGTTGACGAGTGCGTTTCCAGCCGACCCTCGGGCGATGTATTTAAATGCCCCCGGTGATTTTCTTGCTTCGTACTCCATCGCGGTGATTGACAATAGCGGTAACTATGAGTACCTGCTTAATAAAGACGTTAACTATTTAAGAGCGGCCTACCCAAACCCATCTACGACGGGCATACCCAAGTATTACGCTTTATTTGGCCCAGCAACCACAAACACCAACCCGCCTGTCATCACAAACGAACTAACCTTCTTTTTGGCGCCTACTCCCGATGCTGCTTACACTGTTGAGATGCACTACTTTTTCTACCCTGAGTCTATCGTTACTGCATCTACAACTTGGCTTGGGGATAACTTTGATTCTGCCCTACTGTACGGGTCACTGGTTGAGGCGTACACCTACATGAAGGGCGAGGCAGATATTATGGCTGCATACAATAAACGCTATGAAGAAGCCATGATCCTGCTCAAACGTCTTGGTGATGGCATGGAGCGCCGCGATGCTTACAGGTCCGGTCAAGTCAGAATGACGGTGAACTAAAGTGGCGTTTACTGGCAACTACACTTGCAACTCCTTTAAATCTGGCCTGATTAACGGGGATTTTGACTTTGATACCGACACCATCAAGATGGCGTTGTACACAAACGCTGCGACTTTAGATGAAGATACAGCCGCCTACACAACCACAGGTGAGATATCTGCGTCGGGGTACACAGCAAGTGGCGTTACTCTTACAGTCGAGAAAGGCATTACCGACAACACCGCCTTCATTAGTTTTGAAAACGTCACAATCTCTGCCGTTTTTACTGCGAGGGGGGCGTTGATTTATAAGTCTGGTGGTAGTAATCCTGCCATTTGTGTTTTAGACTTTGGTTCAGACAAAACGTCTACAGCGACGTTTACAGTAACATTCCCAACCGCATCCAGCGCGGATGCACTAATTCGACTTTCTTAAGGAGTAAATGATGGAATCAAAAGCACGAAGCACCGATAAAGTAAGCGGCACCATTGAGCGTTTTTCTAGTTTTGGAGAAGGCGCTGCTGGCGGCGGTACTTTTATATTTGAAGCCCGTGATAAAGACGGCAACATTAAATGGACGGCTGAAGCCAAGAACCTGACCACCAATCAAGGTCGTCAAGA